ATACCGTCAATGTACAAGTCTTTAAACTCAGCACCTGTAGCACCAAGGTCAATGTCATTATCTGTAACAGGGCGGATAACACCGTCACGTACACTAATCTGTTGTACTGGAACACCAGACACTTCAACGTAGAAGTCTACAGTGTTAGCGCCTGTGTTTACCTGTACTTTATTATTAGCATCAAGGTCAGCAATGAGGGGAACGTATTCACCTTCACCTGTTGTACCGTCATGCTTGTGACCGCCAGATGCAGCAAAGGCATCACGTAGAGCATTATACTCTGCGTTAATGGGAGCAGCACGTACCGTTGCTGTAGGGATGATGTCTGCTGTAGATTGTCTTGTGTAACCTGCCACGGTTTATCTCCTGTCTGCTGTACCATATGTAATGGTAATAGCTTGAATAGTATGACTTGCACTCTGGTTGTTAGTAACGTAACTAATTGAAACAGAGTTACCTGAGCCAGACACGTTAGTTAGTTTTTTAGGTGAGGGGTTACCATCGTATATGTCACCAGCGTCATAAATTGCAGTTCCAAATAAAGCAGCTGCACCTTCTGTAGAGAAGTCATAAGAAGCCGGGTTACTTGTATTAACATCATCATAGTCATATGACACGCCAACAAAAACCTCTGTATTACCTTCTGACTTCATGTAAGTATGGAGGTTCATTATATTCTTACGTACTTCAGGGTCTTCCATGTAGTAGTAAGGGGTTTGATACAAGCTAAAGATGTCTTCACCCGCAAAGGATTGACCACGTTCTTGACGATACACCTTGCCGGAACCGTCTCCGTGTATTACGTGTTCAAATTGTCCTATGTAACCAGACGCAACGCAGTTAGCTTCAATACCAATAAGCTGACTGTACTCAAATATACTCTGCTTGTTAGCTGATTTACGTATAGCTCCAATAAGAGACAAAGAACTTTCATTCTTAAAGAAGAACCTAAACTGTGACTTCTTACGAATAACTACAATACTAACATCTGTAATGAGTTCAGACAAGTAGTAGTTGTCAAAGATGTCTTGAATCTCTTTAGATACAGGAGCAAGTTCAACGTCACCAATACGATCAGTAGCAGAAATAGGGCGAATACCATCTGGACCTAAGAATAAAAGGTCACCACCAAACTCTACCACAGAATCCGGTGCAACACAACCCAAGTTAGATGTTACACTTTGTAATGTAAAGTTAGAAGTATTATTACCTACTAACTTTTTAATATTATTAGCACCAAAGATAAACAATTCATTACGGAACTTTTTAATAGCGGTAATGTTGTAACCTACGTTAATAATACCTGAACCATTAGCAGGGCTAAAGTCTGTAGCGTCTAACGGTGCACTAAAGTATAGGTTGTAAGGGTCTGTAGTGTCACCAGCTAAAAAAATATCTGAAGCAAACTCTTCAGCAAACTTTGGACTATTAGGTGCATTAGTATGTGTGATCTGTGTATAGGTAGTACCATCATATGTAGATGCAGGGTTCTGCCCATCGGTAAGTAACATTACCTCGCCTGACCAGTTATAATTCACAAACCTAACACGATCTACATTTGTCATGTCAGGGGAGCCAGATGTAGTTACAGCGTCCCATGCACTTGTAGTAGTATTCCACTTATGCAGGTAGTTATACCCAGAAATAGGTTTTCTGCAAGCAAAGATACCATCATGTATGTTACCATTTACGTTAACACCAATTACAGCGCCCGTACCTGCAACTGTACCGTAGTCATTTTGAAACCCACTAATACGGCGATAACCACCAGACAAAGCAGGCTCGTAATTAATCATACGAATTGCACTACCGCTGAGTGCTGCCGCCTGTGTTAAAGGGTCTACGTTAGTAACCAACCCACCCGCACAAACTGTAACGTGTGTACTAAGCCTATCCATTTAGAAGCCACTTTTTTGTGTGCTACCAAAACCGGAGCTTTGTGTGAGTGCAGTAGAGTATAGCTGTGTTGGGCTATCAACTACAAGTCGCCGCATTGCCTTTATACCAATGTTAAATTTTTGTTGGTGCATAGCTGCAGACTGTTCATTAGAGCGGAAACGCATCATGTACATCATAGCACCATCAATAATAACATGCTTAAAGCGAGTAGGTATTACGCATACATCATCTGCAAGAATTAAATCTTCAGGATACTTCCAATAATGATACTCTACAGTATACGTTTTATCGGGTACTGGTGTAATACCAAATTTATCTTCTTGAGTTTTGTATACGTGTGTAGGTTTAGTGTAACCACTAACACCACTGCTATCATCTTTTGGACGATACATACGTAAGTACATTTCATATGTTACTGCAGGTAGTACGGCAGGTTCCGAACCCTCAAAAGGTTTAATGTAGAAAGTTTCCCAATCTGCTTTTGAGTAATTATCTGGAAAATCATAAGAACCAACACCCGCAGTTAGTTCCTGATTATACGTGACTAGTGTAAAAGGCCACTCTTGTGCCTCTTGCAGTATCTCACGTACCGCAGAGTTAATAGCGTCTTTAGCTGTAGCTTGAACATTACGAACACTATCAAAGTCAGAAGCATTGATAGTTACCTCGTTTAATCTACGAAGTAGTTCGTTTACAAGTGTAATGTATGTAGCCATTAGTTATGCGCCAATCTATAAATACAGGTAAGGGGCCAGCATATAGCCAGCCCCCACACTTTAGTTTGTTTAAGCCAAGTTGTACTTAGCTGTGACAAGACCTTCTGGACGAAGAATCTTGCGCCCATAGAGATGCATACCACGAACAATGTCAGCAAAGCTGTCTGGATCACGGTATGTTTCTGTCTTGTTGATCTGCTCGGCAGTTGCAACGGAAGAGTCATGACCAGCTACGATAACACCGTAGTTAGTAGACTGTGCTGCAGTACCTGTAGTAGATGCACCAGTACCGACAGATGGCAAGTTGTTTGAAACGTGTACACGGAAACCGTGGAAGTTATTCAACACCAGACCATTTTGCAGGCCGTTACCACCGAAGTCTGCATTCAAAAGACGTGAGTCTTCATCACGAAGTACTTCCATCATCACGGGATCAACAACGATCCAGCGACCTTGGGTAGGTACGTTTTGTGCATCAAGCAAACGTGCCATACGTGCAACCAGCATTGCTGGAGATACGTAAGCAGTTGGCAGTGCAGTCGCACCGGGCAAACGAGCAGCAACAGGGATAGAGTCCCCAGCTACACCTGCAGTAGTGATGTTCCCAAAGCTAGGACGGGAAAGCTTGTTAGCTGCAAGCAGTTCATCTGTGCCTGCAGTTGCGTCAGCTTTAGTGCCGTTAACTTGGTCGTTCACTGTATCGGCGTTGTCATGCAATGCAGACTGTTTGAAACCAGCCAAGTAGCCAAGAACTTCTTGGTCATGTTGGTCAGCCAAACGGAAGGCAGCACGATCAGATGCAAGAGTTTGGAAATTAATGTGGCTATGAGCCTCTTCAATATCGTCAACTTTAAAAGCAAAATAGTTAGCTTTATCAACAACTAACGAGAAATCGTTATCTGTCAAGTCTTGCTGAGTGATGGTTGTACCACGAAGATACGCAGAGACTGAGATTTCAGGCTCTTTAATAATCTTCACAGTGTCTCCCATGTTGGCGATCTCGCCAAAATAGTCGTTGTTAGTGATTGCGTCAACAATAGATGCTTTGCGGAATGCAAGTTGCACCTGTTTGCTGTAAATTACAGGCGAGAAGTTGCCTGAGTTCAGGTTGGTATAACCCGAAGCTTGTCCGAATGCCATAATAATTCTCCTTTAGCATTTAGATTACAGATGCAAACTATTACTCAATTATGCGAAGGCTATGTACTACTAGGGTGCGTTCTTTAGAAAGTTGGCCGACCTTCTATTAAACGGGCCATGAGACATTAGGTTGTCCGAAAGATATTAGTATTGTTTGCTAGGGTATTAATAGTGCCGGGTAACCGTAGTTGATACCTAGCGGGGCCGACACTATTACATTGTACATATAGTTATATCACATATAACTAAGATGTCAATAGGTTTATCGGGCATTTCCCGACATATCGTAAACAAACTTTCC